GTTTTAACTCGGCTGTATCTGCGCTGATTTTTGCAACTAATTCGACTAAAGTTTCCGCCATAAATTAACCTCTTGACAAATTTATGTACTTTAGAGTAAACTTCGCTCGGAGGTGAGGAATGAAATGGGTATTATTATGTATGATTATTCTCACCCTCGTCTTGCCCGAGTGTTCATCATCTAGTATTAATGGTGGGAATGATGCAAGTCAGAATGATATAGGCGAATGGAGCATTGTTGATATAGATGCTAGGGTCACAGAGCAAAACGATACTTGGTGGAGATATTCATGGATTCTTACACTAAAAAACGATACACCTAACCCAATATTATTTGATGCCACTATAGAGTTCTTGGATACCGATGGTTTCATTATTGATGATGACCGAGAATATAACATGATTATCCCAGCAAACACACAAAAAACATTCACAGGATATGTTTTTATTGACTCATCAGTGGCCCCGAATGTTTCAAAGGTCAGTGCTAAAGTGCAAGAAAATTAAACCTTTATACTCTTAACAGTTGATACAACAGTCTCTAAAACTGCTGGAAGATGGTCTGCTGTGACTAATGCCCCCACATCTTTGAGTGTTAGTTTCGGATGATTTTCCTTAAGTAATGCGAACAAAAACGCCCTAACAGTAGACGCTGCTCGATTCGACAAGAGTTCACTGACCTTATCAATACTGCAATTCAGTTCTTCTTCTAAGCCGATTAATGTATTCAGGGTAAGTGGTGGAATTATGTATTCCTTCCCGTCTGCCAAAGTAATGGTTGTCGGCTTAGGTTCACTAAGGATGTTTGTTTTCTTTACCATCTCTCTCCTTCGGTAATTCGATACCCTTTTCACGAGCTAATTTTTCTAATGTTGCTGGACGCTTGAACTGCCTCCTTGGTTCCTGCCCCTGTAAGAAATCATTTGGTTTGTATGTTCTGCTCCCTCGCTTTCTGGGGATAGTATTGTAAATTGCTGCCAGAATAGAAGCTATTGCATATTGGTTCCTATAATCCTCTTGTGCCTCCTGAAACACGACTTCTTTAAAGATACTCATAAACTGGTCTGGTTCCAAGTTAGCAAGTTCACTGCGGGTTAGAGTAGTTTTGCGGAGCAGGTAAATAATTGCTTCATCGGGTATCATTAGCTTTCCATTTCGAGTTTTTGATTGATATATTCGCCTATTGAGGCTTGGGGAATCTTGACCTTTAGTTCGTTTTGGAATAAGGCATAAAGCTCTTTACCCACAAGCTGGTAGAAGATAACCATGTATTTATCAGTAGAGATTTCTCTATTAAGCCAGAATTTATCGGCATTTGCTTTCACGCTGATAGTTGTGTACTTGCGGTGAGGGCCAGAGGATGTTTCCTCAATAAACACTTCCAAGTGCCAATTAAGGAATCCCCCGACCTGCTCACCATCTTTAACTAAAGTGCCAATCTCTCCATGCTGCATTTTACGCCGTAGGTGGTGTTAATGCCCCTGTCCCTTGAAGGTCGTAAGAGATTGAAGCTATACCATCTACACTGAGTCCAGGGTGAATACCCGTAATTAATCCCGCCCCTGTCCATTTCTGAGTTGTATCAGTGCTTTCTCGGAATTCAATAAGGGCTTGAGTTCCCAGACCTTTAGGGGCACCGTCCTTATACCCTTCAAATGTTGCCGACCATCCGCTTAGACCTGCAATATATGTCCTGACCCCTGAATCACCGAAATCGGTTGTTTCCAATGCATCCTGAACATAATCCAGTGTCCATGATTTGATTCCAGCCACCGCAGCTACGGCTGTGCCTGTGGTGGTCGTATAAACTGAACCTGTTGTGCCTGCAATTTTTGTCATAATACCTCCTTTACGCCGATGCTGGTGTTAATGCACCTGTTCCCTGAAAGTCATAAGAGATGCCTACAATGCCATCTACACTGACCGATGGATGACTACCTGTGATAATGGCTTGCCCTGTATAAAGCTGATTAGCTGTGGCACTTTCCATTAGAATCAGGGCTATCACTGCGCCGATTCCAGTAGGTTCGCCTTCTTTGAATCCTTCAAAACTTCCCGACCATCCGCTTAATCCAGCAACATATGACCTGACTCCTAAATCACCAAAGTCGGTAGTTTCCAGGGCATCCTGAACATAGTCTAATGTCCAGCTTTTAATCCCATCGACTGTTGCCCCATCTACTCTTACTTCTCCAGCTGTTCCATTGATTTGTCCCATATTTACCTCCTATTCCCACGGATATGGATATGCTCTATTTGTATCTTCCGTTGCCCATGATAAGAAATGCCTTGCTCCAATTAACCCTTTCATCCTGTGTCCACATATCACGCCAGGGTCTATAAAAATCTTAAACCCTGCTTCTTGTGCTTTACGGCAGAAATAAAAATCTTCTCCCCCTGTTGAATCATCTGTATATTTAAAATGAGGCGGTTTAATTGTTTCAATTACCTTACGGTTGACTAGCAGACATCCAGCCCCCACACCATCACATTCTATTAACTGTTCTTTCTGAGTTGGGAAAAGAAATGTATCAGATGATTCCTCCACGATGGCTTGCCCGAATTTATCCAGATAATTAAAAATAGGTTCTACTAAACTCTTGTAAAAAGGGATGCCCTTTTCGTTTAATCCCGCATATTCGTAACAATGAGGTATAGGCTTACCAGGCGATTTGAAATATACTCCCGATATAATAGGCAAGTCCCATGATAAAAGCCTCAGCAAAGTATCGGGGTGAAATGTCTGGTCGGAATCCATGAAGAATATCCAGTCATTCTCCATTCGCTTAATGATTTCATTTCTGGCTATATCTGCTGGCATCCCGCTTATTTTTGTTAGTTTGCTTCCAGGCGGACGTTTGAGACTCAAAATACTGTAAAAAATTTCATCTGGTAAATCGCCCAAAACTGGAAGCCCTATTTGGACTGACATCTCTCTCCTCTTGACATAGAAGTAAAAATAATGTATAAGTAATTATGAATATCAATTTTGAATTAACCCCAAATTTAGATGGCACGGATTTTACAGATAGCCAATCACCCTGGTATGAAGCAATAAGGTGGGATTGTAAACTGGGAACCAAACCGCCTATAACTGCTAAAGGAAAGACTGCTGAAGAATCTCTTGATAATGCTCTAAAGGCTTATCATGACTCTATATCTTAGAGGTACCTGATAGATTAAACTCTCCACATCGTAAATAATCGAGCCTATAAATTCTCTACGGCAGACCATGTGACTGTAACCCGAAACTGTAAGAGTGGTATTATCTAATGCCGTAAGAATCAAATCACCTAATGAAGTCACATGAGCTGTAGATGTTTTAGAGAATACATTTACCCAGAAGGTTAATGATTCGACTGCCCCTAAACTTTCAAAGGTACCAATCGGGACATTAGTTTCCTGCCCAAAGGTCACATAGGGAACTGTAGCGGTTTGGGGGGCAAGTATGTTATATGTTTTCCAGTCATAACAGGTCCATGTAACCGTTCCATCTGAAGTTGTCCCGCCGTTAGTTGTGCCCCATGTGGGTTCAATGGAAGCGTGGGTTGTGCCCGCCGTAGTACATAAATAAGTATGCGAGTTATAAGTAGTGGCTTTGACAATATCCCCTACCGCTTTGGCAGTATCAGCCGTCCATGTAGTAGGCCATAATTTTAGAGCATTGAAGAATCCTACGTTGATTGCATTTATCATTGACAATCCCTTATAGAAAGATTAAAATAAGTGTATGGAAATAGAATTCGGGCATTCAGAGAAAGAAACCATTACAAAAGATATAGAGTTTAGACCAGAAGGCTATTGGGGATGTTGGTATTCGGGCGTGGCTGAAATAGAATCAGATAATTTTAATGAATATACGCTTATAGGAAAATCATCATTAAAGCGTTATCACCCCTGGTGGAAGAAGCCTGTACTTTTTATATTACGAAAATGGTGGCAAATTTCCCAGTAATCATTCGACTACAAACTTGCCCTTCAAAGTTTCTTTGATTTCATTTCTCATCATTTCAACAGCAGGGAATAACCAGGGATATGGAGGGTGTGCTCCCCGACCAGCTTTCCCAAATTCAAGCGTCTTCCCATACTTAACATTAGTTCCGATTACTACACACAAATCTCCAGTAGGTTGACTTACGCCATCATTGGATTCAGCAGGAGGTTCAACTTTT